CGAAGATTTGTGAAGGTATTGTTGAGTGGGAGGAGGTGTCAGAGAGTTGGGTCATTGGTGCTTGTGGTTTGGAACGGACAGTCGATACGATACTTGACCGTCTGCGTTACTGTGTAGCGCAGGCTAACCGGATGTACCAGAACTATATCTGGCTTACCCTGGAGGCGTTAGGTGCCAAGAATCGGGAGAAGAAGAGATTGACCTCGTTTAAGTCGAGGAATGCTCAACTCCTGATGTGGTATTGCTATGCCTTTGAAGGGAAGTTGGAGAAAGTTCTTAAGTACAAGACCGCCTGGCTCCTAGCAAGGGTGCTCCAACAAAAGGAGCTCCCCCCTCCTGTCGATCTGTATGAGGACGACAGGGTTGAGTACCTCCTTAGCGGAGGTATAGGACGGGCGTTGAGAGGAAAGACTCGGGTTCATTCCAAGCCGACTTTCGATAGAGAGGGGAACGAGAGACCACCACGTTACGGTGCGGTCCAACTGGCGATGAATTTGTATTCCGCCAAAAGAGGCTCCCTACCTGTCGATGCGCGATTTATCGCGTCGGCTATGGAAAAGCACTGGAATATGGTCACAACAGAGAGTGACCCTCTTCAGGGGTGCGACCCGGATCTGGAAGAGATTATTGGAGAGACTTTGTTAGAGGTCCAGGATGAAATCACCAAGGTTGTCGCAGAAGTTGCGAGAACCAAGGATGGTGCTATACTCCCGGATAAGTCTCCTTCGTTCGGTTCATGTGTGGAGAATTACAGGAAGGGGGGTGGGGCTTTTGGTGCTTTGGTGCCTTTTGAGCCTCTTGGCCCCTCTGAAGGGTTCCTGTATGGGTACATGCGATATAAAACTCGGGTCGTTGAGATTCGGGTACCGCGGTTGGGTTGGTTTGATGCTCAGGAGGAGCTTTATTCCAATATAGACCTAGACGCGGAGGTTCGCTGTATCCCTGTTCCACTCTGTGAGCCGTTCAAAGTTCGAGTCATTACTCGTGGTTCCGCACAGGTGTATCATTTGGCCAGACGTTGGCAACCTCGGTTGCATCGTACGCTGGCTTTTAGAGAGCCCTTCCAATTGATGAAGGGGCCAAACACCTGGGAACATATGACTCGGTTACTTGAGAAGGCGACTCCCTTTATGGGGACAGGGTCTGATGGAGGGTTCTGGGTTAGTGGCGACTATGAGTCTGCTACTGATATGTTAGATCCGGAGCTTTCCGACCATGCTCTTCTGGAGTTGTGTCATAAACTCAAGATACCAGAGCGAGACGCTCTTCTCATGCGTCGAGCCCTTACCCAGCATATTGTTGAGTGGAGGGATCGGGATGGGGAGGTAGAGCGTCGGGCAAGGCAGCAGAAGGGCCAGATGATGGGTTCACCGGTAAGTTTTCCAATTTTAAATTTGGTTAATGCGTCGGTGGCAAGTTACTGGTACACGCAGGTGTTGGGTAAGAGGTTTCCTATCTCTTCGTTACCGATGATGGTAAATGGAGATGATATCCTTTTCTGGTGTCCCTCATGGGAGGCATATGAACTCTGGAAGTTCTTTGTCTCTATTTGTGGACTTAAGGCCAGTGTAGGAAAGAATTATACCTCGCCCCATTACTGTGTGATCAATTCTGCCGTGTGGCCGATCCAATTGGGGGTTGATTTCTTTGGGCAAAGGCGTTGGTCTTGTCAAGGGTCGATCCCCACCATCAATTTGGGTTTGCTGTATGGAACTGCTAAGTCTGCTGCTGGAGAAGAACGGGATAGATCTGCTTTTAGCTCAGATACCGGGGGTAAGGGAATTACTCAACGGGCCTGGGACTGGGTGGCGGGTTTCCCCGGTCATGAGGATATGATGCTCTCTCTCTTCTTGAGGGCAAACCAAGGGACGTTGAGTCACTTGCCCCGAGACATTTCCTACTTCACTCATCCGAAGTTGGGAGGTCTTGGGTTGCCCGTTACCCGAGAGGTCAGTATCACCTACATCCAGCGAAAGATCGCTGGCCTGTTGCGGTACTCGCCAACGCCTCAGACATACTGGGACAATCGACCTTGTGCACGCGCCCCGCTCCCTGCATTTGCGGAAATCTTTATGGGTTACCAAAAAGTCCTGGAGCGCAAGGTGGGCGTGGAGTATGAGTGGTCCCGGGAGGCAGGTGAGGACAAGACTCAGTGGAGGACACTTGGAGGGTTTCTACCCCTCGGCTTTGATTGCCAAGAGATGGAACAGAATAAGCCCTTCCATCGGGCCTTTGAGAGGCTGCGACGAAAGGCAATGTCCCATTGGGCGAAGCCACTGAGTTATCACAACAGTGTAGTTGGAATACCCGGTGAACCGGTACCCCGAAGCAAGATTATTCGATGCTTCGGATCCCATCAAAGTGGTGGGCTCAAGGTCTACGAGGAGGAGCAGTTCAGTGCAATCTCAGAATTGAGGAGGCAGGGATTGTTGGAATCGAGATCAGATTGGGCGCACGAGATGGAGCTAGTGGAACAGGCTCGATTGGACGAGACTCGAAGATTCGAGGCTCGCCAATCTCGCGAGGAGTCGGTTACCATTGGTGGATGGAATGGGTATAGGTTCTAGGTATCCAGAGGGGTTGCAGTAAGGGTGTCC